TGTGGCGTGGCTGTTGCTGTGACCGCGACGTTTGCGCTGCCCGCAACGTCAATCGCAAACTGCACGGCGCCGGTGGCAGTTAACGCAACAGACGCGGAACCGTCAAACGCCTTGACCTCAAGGTCGGCCATCTGCTCAAGCGTGCCAAACGTGTCTAGCTGCTCAAGCGTACCCCAGTTGTCTAGCTGTTCGAGCGTGGGGTTAGACCAGTCGACCTTAGTTAGCAGTAACGCGCTATCCAAAGAATAGGGTAGCGCGTCAATGCTTGACGTAAAGTTGTCTAGGCTAGGGGTTCCTGTTGCCATTACCGCCTCTAAGCTGCGGTGATGTCGAGATCACCTGTAGGTATCTTCAAGATGTCGCCGGACGCGATTGTCTTGGCCGTGGTAAACGCGCCGTGAATAAGCAGGTTGCCAGCACTAGCAGCATCAAAAATGCCGAAGTGCGAAACCAAGCCCCAAGAGCCGGTGGCCGCGTTAAACTCGATTGCGGCGCTGTTTGACGTTGCGCCAGACGCTGCGGCAGTAAATGTCGCGGCCTCGCGGGCGTAGTTATTGCCGGTCAGCTCGGTGCCGCTGTTGTCGTCGTTAAACGACGCAGTCGACAAGCCGACATACACGGTTGTTGGCATCGTGTAGGCGCCGGTGCCTAAGATGTGGTCGAGAATTTCATTCTCAAGGTAGTCGGACATAGCAGACATAGTTTAGCTCTCCACTGCTGAATTTTGTCGTTGATACACACTGCTGATAAACAACGACCCGGTGCCGTAATGCGAGCGCTGCTCATCAACCTTGATTTCTTCGAGCGCAAGGTTGAACCGTTGCAGGTACTGCGACGCACGCGTCTCGTCCAGCAGGTAAGCATACGCCTCGGCCAGTGCGCCGTAAAGGTAGGCGTCGGGCGACCGGCTCAGGATGTTGTTTGTCTGGTTTGCGGCTGACAGCGCCTCGATCGTGCCGATATAGACAATCTCAACCGTGTAGGCTGTGTCCGGTATCGGGCGCAGCTTGATCTCGTCGCCGACGATGCTGTAGCCCAGCGGCTTGCCCTGACCGCCAGACGAAAACTTTGTGTCGAGAGCCGACGGGCTGTAGTAAGACAGCACGGTCAGCGGCGTGGTGTTTAGCTTTATCGAGCGCACCTCACGCATGTCGACCGGCAAGGCGAGGTATTCGTTGCCCGCAACAGTCGACGCAGTGACGCGCTTTTCCTGACTGCGCGTCTCAAGCTCGCGGCTCATGCGCGCCTCGGCCATTGTGATGAAATCCGGTATCTGCGCCGTTAAGTCGTCACGGGCCAGAAACCCGGCTATGGCGAGCTGTAAATTTGCGTAGGTGTCGACTGCCATTATATGTTTCCGCCGCCTGTTCTAAAGTCACGGTTCTGATGATCGTTTAACCACGCCTTCCAACCCTTCGGGTTTTCCTGCGGCGTGCCAAGCGTCTCAATGAGGTGATTATACACGACGTTTGGGATTTCCGCTACATGCTGCATGTGGCGCTGTGTATTGCCAATCATGTTGCCCTTGGAGTAGTCGTTATTCATCTGCCGGTTGAGCTTCACCAGCCCCTCAAAGCTCTGCTTTTGCTCGATGTAAGACGTGCCGTCATTGTTCTGATGCAGGTACACTTCTTTTTGTGTGTGTGGGTCTGTGTATAAAACGCGCTTCATATTACCACCTATGAATTAGAAGAGAGGGGGCAGTCGCCCGCCCCCTCAATAAAATTATGAACCGTTCAAGTCCATAATCATTGCGTGTGCCTTAGGCGCCGTAGGCTTTAGTGACCATTCCACCACAAGGTGGCAGGTTGTGGCGTCGCCGTCTTTTGCCAAGTCTTCCTCAAGGAAGTTACGGCCGTTCAGTGTGCAGATTGACACAAAGTCTGGGTCAACCAAGAACACCCGGTCGTTGCCCATCAGGCGTGATGGGATAGCTTCCACAGTACCGAAGTCAGTCAGGAACACTGAAGTCGAACCGACATATGTGACTTCCTTAGCGGCAGTCATGTTCACGTCGTTAGACACCAGATTGCCTGTAGCAGACAGGTCCGAGAAGTTGGCGCGGTTAGTTGCAGACGCAACCATCAGGCGAGGGTTACCGCCGTCGGTCCACGCATCCTGCATGCCGTCCTCGATGAGGGCCAGTGTTAAGGCCCGGTCATCTCCGTCCGTGATCGTGTCGGTCCCGTCGCCTGTGGCGAAGGCGCCAGCACCGGCCCCGACTGAGCCGTTTGTGAGCCAGCAAGACAGTGACGCTGACTTGCGTGGGTCGTTACCAGAGCGGGCAACGTCGGTGTCACCGATTGCCTTCTCGATGTCGCGGCGAAGCTCAAGGGCCTTGAGGACCTTTTGATAATTATGCTCTCGTTCACGGCCCGCCGTGTCAACAGCATCGAGGGTCCCGCTCGTGGCAAAAATTTTCTTGCTTATCTGGTGATAATTTCCAACACGGCTTGTTGGGGTCGCCGCTGCTGTCGCA